TTCGCTCCATGAGTCTTATCATAGCTGGCGACTGTTCGAGCGGTACAGGGCTTAATCCTGCCGCCTTGTATATCTTATCATCATAATCGAGGGCAGTGATTCCGGCATCTTCAAACGCCTCTTTTAGTTCTTCCTGCTGCCGCTTGGTATATTTAGACAGCTCTGCCAGAATGTCTTCTAACAGTTCACCAGATTCCTGTAGTGTTCTGATTCTCCACGCATCGGCATTGGTCAGAATATAATCCTCACCTCTTCCGATTCTTGCCATCATTCGAGATACAATCTCAGATATAATATACTGGTGTAACTCCTCAGCAATCTGTTCACTGCCTTCTGTGATTCTGCGCAAGTACTCTGGACTAAGCATATATTATTCCTCATCGCCGAACAAAGTCGGTTCGTCTGGCTGAGCTTCTTTGACCATTGCTTTCGCATCTTCCTCGGTCATTCCTTCAAATTTTACGAAAAACAGCCATGCTGGAACCTTTCCCTGTACAACATACTGCCACCACCTTGCACGGTCTTCTTCTCTGTTGTAAGTTATGTCTCCGAAGTCGTATGTTACTTCATACGCACCAACCGGAGTCAGACCATACAGATCGGCAAATACATTCAGTGCATAGATCGTACCGTTGAGACAGTCTTCCAGTTTATCTCTAACATCCTTAATCAGCTGGATTGTCCGTCGGTCGTCTGCTTCTACCTGCGTAGCCGTCACCATACCGGTTTTTTCGTTAAAAACAAAATATCCGTTAGAGAATCCAATCTTATATCCTATCTGGTTTAGAAGGGCATTCATGCCGACTATACGGGTATCTGTATTGAGAACTGGATTAATTTCTTGGTAGAATTCTTTCGCGTCCTGTCCGAATACATTCTTAACAAAGTGCGGTAACCTCATCTCATTCCGTCTGTTCTCCATGCCCTGTGGCGACATAGCTGATACAGGTGCGCCGTTTGGCATCAGCAGTCTATCATCCGCCAGAACAGTCTTCTGCGAGTCAAAAATTTCTCCGGCATTTCTGCTGTATGCAATGTCGAAGTCTTTTAACTCTTCAATGGCTTCGGCAAATATCGGAAGTCCAAGTGGTGTGCTGATATCTACATTGTTCGCTTGTGGTGTCCGCAGCACTCCGTACAAAGCTCCGTCTAGCTTCTCACCGTTTGCCTTGAGTATCGGCGGCGTATCTGCCATGAGGTCAGCCCATTTGGTCTGTTTAAGGTCAATTTTATCTCCGATGCTCTGAGGGGATTTCGATACATAGGCTCTGTTAGAAACGTAGTACGGATAAGTTGTTGCGCCATCTATTGTAGTCTCGACAAAACGATGATATTCAAGCCGTGTGTAGTATTTCCGCCCGACAGTATAAGAGTCCTTAAATATAATCCCTTTAATCTCCTGATTGTCGTAATCCACAATCATCACATCTGCCGGAGTAAATACATCAAGGCTCTCCCCATTCGGCTTGATGAAAACCGTTCCGTAAGCGCAACCGTATTCTACCCAGTGCCGAATCTGGAAATATACCTTATCAATCTGTTCCTGCAACCACGTAGCTCTTGCGGAACCATCTATCTGAATGCCGATCGCCAGTGTTGTGAGCCGAGCTGTCTCTGAGCAGACAGATTTAGCAAAATTAATCGTCTTGATGTTATTCTTGTCGTCTAACCATTCTGGAATCCCTCTGTAAATGTTCGCGCACCGGTTAATTAATGATTCCATTTCTGGAAATTCTGCCGCCTGGATGCTAAAATCCTCTTCGGCTTGTTTTTTGAAAATCATGTTAAACCACCTTTTTAGTGTTGTTATAAGTCCCATTTAATCTACCTTTTAAAATCCATCCATCTTACAGAAGTATCTCGCACAATAATGTCTTCATATTCTACAACTTTTAAGATTTCGTTAATGTCAGATGATCCATATATTTTTAAACCGATGCTTAAGAATTTATTTATTTTATCTGTGAGGTACCTATTTAACATTTTATGCACTGTGCCCCCTTCTCATGGACAATGGACTGGTTGCGTATCTGAGAGAATCTATCCAGTGATCGTTGCCATCTGGATAATCTGCGATAACTTCTCCATTGCTATCTACTTCGTGTTCATAATTGATAATTTCCTTGTATGCTCTCGGCGTTCGTGCCGGATCAATGACTAATGTTCGGCACTGTAACCACTCAAAAGTATATTTGCGGCTTCCCGGTGTAACAATAGCCCTACGTGCTGGAAGCCCTGCATCTCGGAAGTCAATAATGCTTTCTTCTTCATCAACTCCGCAAGATATTGAATAATCATCGTATCCCTTTTGTTTTATCTGGCCAGCCATTACTGTATTTCGAATTTTACATCCGCCAAGCTCATCCAGCAGGATAACTTTGTCCTGATTAGGCACATAAGCCACACGAATAAACGCTTTGGGATCCGGGTACCATCCCCAGTCTTGTCCCTGATAGATACTTTGATACTTCTGAATTTCTTCGTCTGGAATCGTTCGGATTTCCAACAACTCAAAGATATTTGTACCGAGTCCGACAGGTAATCCAAGATATTCATGCTGATAGGCTCTTGGATTTGTCTTTTTAAGATGCTCCGCATCATCAATAAATTGCTGTCCAAGCCATTCAACAGGAACTGATCTGTAATCGCTCTTATGCCTGTAGCTGTCGTCTCGTGGCTCTTCTACATACACATTCGCCCAGTTACTCCGGCTAATTGGCGGATTGAATGTCTTAAATACAACAAACTTACTGCCGCCTCGAAGGACTGACTGCTGCACTGTACGAATTTCTTCAATGCCCGAAAATTCGTCAAGTTCCTCGAACCAGAGATACTTGAAATATCCCTTGCTTGCTTTAATAGATTTAGTCTTTTTTGCCTTGTCCAGTCCTCTGAATATGATTTTCTGTCCAGTAGGCTTATAAGTGTACTGCATAGGGCTTACACTGGTGTCCCATAGTTCATTGACTCCGAGTGCGTCAATTCCCCATGCTATCTGTTCATAAACGGATTCTCGAAGTGTGTTTCCAACTTTACGGAAGATAACAGCATTTGACATTATACCGTTCTCTGCGTCCTGCATCATCAGGAAAGGAATCATTACACCTACAAAAGATGATTTAGTAGATCCGCGCCCACCATACAAATCATAATAGGTGTGTTTTCCGTCCAAAATGTCCCAGAACACATTGTAAAAGGCAGGAGCTATAATTTCATCCAGATTAATCGGATTCTCATTCATTCTGTTTCTCCGGCCTTGGAATGTTATTCACAATCGTAATCTTTCCATCTCCAGAATCATCATTTTTCTTATCAGCATCCCATCCCTTAAAATTATTTCTCAAGCTGAACTGAGCGCCATTTGAACCATCACGATCAAATAGCCTTTCCTCTGCGTACTGTTCTACTCTGGCTTTCGCGCGCGTAATCGTGTCATTAAACTCTGGTTTTGCTTGATAATTCAAAAGCGCCTGTCTGCTTGCAAATCCAAGTGCCAATGCCAATCCTGTAATCGTTGGAGGATGAACGTCTGCAAAAACTGGTGAGCCAAATTTATTAAATACCTGCTTGCCTTTGCTATCAGTCAAAGGATATCCTTTACAATCCTCAAAATATTTTTCGATTTTTTTTTCAATTTCATCCACCGTTTTATACATGGGCGGTTTTCCCATTGGCATTCCCACATTCTCACCTCCAAACATAAAACACCCTAGCATAGTTATAGTTATATATACTATAATACCATACTAGGGCGTACGTAGCTCTCTACCACTTTTATAAATTTTTAAGTTTTTTAAAGTCTGCCAATCAATTTGGCCAGATGATAGTATTCCGCCATGACCTTGCGTTTGTAGCCATAAAAGTCATTCTCCGTTGCAGGAACCGTTCTGATCTTCTCCATTGTTCGATATCCGATACTGTTTACGATGCTGTCATAGATTTGTGATTCAATGCCGGGCGCATATTTGATAGATACCTGTAACAGATTGTATTTATCGCTTTCGCTAAGATTCCGCAAGTGACTTTGTAATGTCGGTATGTCATCCGGCGACACTCCGTAATCAGTTAGTGTTGCCTTTCTTAACTTCATTTATTTCACCTTCTTCATTCAAGTTCCAGTCACATGGTATGCCTTGAAAACATTCTGGGCAGTGTTCGTAGAATCCGCAGCCTCTGCAATCTGCTGGCTGTCCAGTGCAATATTGCTGTAGTACGTGGTATGCTGATATAGCAAGGTTTGGCGTTATGTCTGGTGTAGGTTTGCTATTCATTTCTTCATCTCCTCCAGTTTCTTTACCGTTTTCCTGTAATCTCTGTTTGCAGACCGAAACATCATCAGAAGTATTTCAGATACAGGCCTTGTCCGATTTCTTCGCTTTGCTTTTTTGATGCATACAAGCTCATTTCCATCTGGCACATATATTCCTACGTAATGCGGAATTTCAAGGGATATCGCAGCATATACATCTGTCGGCATAACCAGATAGTTATAATCGCCAACAAAATTCAGCCCATGACCAGAGTGAAAATCTTCAGCTGATGATTTAACCTCATAACAATAGCAGTCACCTTTTTCTATCCCGGACACGCTATTATTCACTGGAACAAATTTCATATAGTCCACTCTAACTGCATGGTTTGTAGAATAATCAAACGTCACCTCTTTTGCCCAGTAGATACGAGGATCGTTGTTCGGATTGATTTTCTTTTCAATCATGGTTGATAATTCTGCCGTAATCTCAGGCCTTGTCATTTTTCATCTCCTCCAGCTCCTTTTCAGCTTCTTCCCGGTTTAAGAATACTGTTTTGTTTATGAAGTTAATCATTGAAGCACTGAATTTTTCAGTATGAATATAATGTCTTACTTTTTGATTTTCACAAAACTCTCCATTCATACATTTATATTCTATATCTTCCATACAGTTATCATCATAATAACACCATTGTTTCGTATATATTGTATAAACAGTAGTGTTTAATGGTATTGGAAGTTTTAATAGCAAGCCCTGTTCTTCTAAATCCTCGTAGTCGGCAAGTTTTTCTAATGCCGCTCTTAATTTATCTCTTCCCTCATTGTCCTGACAATCAAATGAGTGTACACTATAATTACAACCATGTCCTTTTATTGCGGTAATCTTGTTATTGTTTATTCTGCGTGTTAATCTCTCCATCTACTCCACCTCTTATCGCTTACTTTTTATCGCTTGTTTTCATCGCTTGTTTCTGTAATTTCTCTCAAGCAGGCATTCCAACCAACCGCAATAATATCTTTTTGTGATTCTACATTGTCATTCGGAACGATATACTCTTTTTTCTCCGGCAATGGCTTCAATGGACACCATTTAGGTCTTGATTTGCTTTCGTAATCATAATGTTCTTCTGTCATCAGAATTACATCATAATCTAAACAATCAGCTAATTCACAATAACCCACATATTCAAGTTCGCCGCAGTATGAAGTTCCGAACGGGCAATCATAGCAATTCTCTGGTGTATCTATTACTAATACTGATTTACTCATTCACTTCACTTCCTCTCAGCATCAGGCTCAAAGTGTTATATCCCGGACAAGTTCTGACCCCATTCTTGGTATCTCTTAGCAGGACACAGTACGGATATAATGCCATGACTTCATAAACGTGTTCTGTGACGTCCTCGCCGTGCTGGACAATGTATTTGAAGCACTTTCCCGGCCTAAGAAAATATCTTGCGCATACATACGCTTTTGTTCCGAATATTGTACTTGCACTGCTCATTCAACTCTCCCCATCCTTCACGATTTTGATTGCAACTTCAAACGCATCAGTTTCACCCTCGAAATACTCCGATGCTTTCTGTAATGCAGCAGTTCTTGCCTTTTTTGTTTTCAACTGCTCCACAACCTTGTCCACATCAAAAGCTGTTTTACTTTCTTCTACTGATAAAATCCATGCACATTTATCCATGTGATCAACACATCTGTTTTTGCCACAGTTTTCTTCACAAAATCGTTCTTTCAATTCTTCTGCATCTATTAATCTACCCATTCAATTCCCACCGCCTTTCACAATTTCAACTGCTTCATTCAGACATTGAGCTGTATACCAATCGTCACCCGATTCTGAAACTTTATTTTCGATTAACATTTCCAACCGTTGAACAACTTCATCTACATCAAAAACTGTTGGTTGTCTATTAATACAGTCAATAAACTCTTTTTGGTCGGAACTAATACTATTTCCAATTTCCCAGATTTTAATATATTCAATTAAATCGTCTGCATCAATCAGTCTGCTCATCTCTCATCCTCCTTTACATAATCTTCGCACTCCTCCGCATATTCATAACTATCCATCATGTCGCACCGATTATCGCAACCGTCTTGTTTTTCACAGCAGATACAGCATTCTGTTTCATCGTCCGGACAGGTTAATTTACATTTTCCCATTAATCCAATCACCCTCCTTTTCAAAATACTTATATCTGCTACTGATTTTTACTGGCTTTGTTGTGTCTACTCCATATTTCACTTCGAGCATAAGACGATATTTTCCGAATGACTTCACGGGCACTTTGAATCTTGTGAATGTCTTGCCATCTTTCTTAAAAAGTGACATATCCATGTTTAGTCCTCCTTATATGGTTTTGGCAAGTACATCCATGCAATAACTTCACCACCTATACATTCTCCATTCCATTCACCATAGTCATTAATGGACGCTGTCTTTAACCATTTTCCGTACATTCCACAAAAACCACTATATTTAACAGTTGCAATTACATCTTTATGCTTCTCCGGCAATCTCTCACTGACCGGAATCCAGTCAGTAGATAACCGCTCAATAACTTTCTTCTGCTCATCTTCCGATTTACAGTGTATTACAATGTCGTAGGTATCATCGTATGCACTAAATGTGCCGTCTTCGTTCTGTACAAATTCCATTACATCACTCATACTTCCACCTCACTATCCTCTGGCATCTGGAATATCATTTTTTTCATAAAATCTTTTCTAATAGTTTTTGCAATTGATGTATTATCTTTTCCCCTCTGAGATTCACTAGCCGATTTGCAGACATCAGGAAGAAGAATTTCATTTAATTTTGCATCTACATATGCATCCTGAATCATGTCCAGTACTTTCATAGCTTTTTCTCTGGTGGAATATTCTCCGAGTAAATAACTGCATCCAGTGATATATGATGTTACAACTGTTTTTGTAGTCCCTTCTGCAATTTCGATACCAGCTGATACATTAAAATTAACTAATATCTCTTTATCCTGACTTCTGATTAACATTTTGCGTCCTCCTTGTTTACTCTTTTATTCCATGCTTCAACGAATTCTTTATAATCCCATGTGCTCGGACAAAAATCTAATCCGCATTCGCAGTGAATACTTATCGGATAACCTCCACTGTCAGGGTCGTAAAAAGATGGCTTCCAATCTCTTTCCGGGATATACATATCTTTGTCTGTATCTATCTCTTTTCCGCAAAACGGACAAGGTTTTAATTTCTCCATTTTCATCCTCACTTTCCCCATGTAAGTAACTGACACACTATTGTACAGTCCTCCATGATTTCTTAACCAAATGCTACCTGTCCGTTATTCTGCATATAAATCATCGGTGCAGCTTTACGCTCTCCGATTTTCAGATACGGGCAATTAGCTTTCACAAGTGCTTCTGCTGCCACCTGCAAAGCAATCTATGATTAAATTACGCTCCATATCTCTTGATTAGCTCCTTATAATCATCACAAATCTGAATGTGATGTTTCTTCTCCAGTTTATCAACCATTTCAGACAATGATGTTTTTCCAGAATTAATATCATTGATGTAGTTATTAATTCTTTTTACAGCCTTCATGTAACGTTTCCATCCCCATCCGTGCAATTCGTGCATTACATAAAACAAAATCACAAAATTCAGCACGTCAGACCAGTTCTTTCCATCCTCGAACCCATCATCAAAGGCTTTCAACTCCATTTCTTTTAACTCTTTCTGGCAGTTCTGGATAGACTGCGCAAACATATGAGCCTGCTGATTCGTATACGGAATGAATGCTTTCTTTTTCTGCTTGATTTTTAACTTTCCCAACCAACAGCCCTCCTTATTTTGCCTGCCAGAGCATCAAATTCCATCAACATCCTCATATCGTTTTTATTTGATTTGCAGATTGTGTCCCGCCCATCGTACACAATCGCATATCTTTCATCGAGCAGGCAGGCTGAATAAACCGCCCTTGACACCTGGCTTCTTGTTTTTCCTGTCAACTCTGAAATCTGATCAATGGTCATTTCCCCAACATATTTCGTTCCGTCGTATACGTCATAAAGTTTCATTTTATCTCCTTGCTTATCTTTCTTATTCCGTACCCAACCGGAGTATATGCTCTGTCGGTACTAGGGTGGTTTGTTCTGAGCAGGCCATCATCAATCAACTGATTGATATGTTTCCAGACCGTAGCTCTCCCGGCATCCACCTTTTCAGAAATCTCTGTAATTGACGGTGCATATCCAACCAGTTTGATATAACTGACGATATACATATAGATTTCTTTTCTAAGAGCCTGTCCCTGTTCATATTTATTCTTCGTGCTGTACATTCTTTCTCAACTCCCTTTGTTTAGAATCAATAAATTTGCAAAATGCTAAAACAAATTCTTTTGCTAATGGATCTGAATATATTTCTATCAATTCCATACAGCGGTCATAAGCTGCTTTTGAATATTCATCTGTGAGTTCAACCAGGTAAAACTCTTTTATTAATTCCCATAATTTAGGCATAAACATTGCCATCATTGGAATATCATCTTTTCTTACGCTTGCCATTTCTTCCCCCCCCTCCTTGAATGTGTAACGTGTAACATAAGTATTTAATTTTTCCTATAATTACCTTTTTATATAATTATTAAAATATACTTTATAGTAAAATATTAGTTACATTAGTTACACTAAGTAAAAAATACAGTATTTATAAGGGTTTGAGGTGTATCTTGGGGTGTAACTAAATGTAACTAAGTGTAACTAGTTCTAGTCAAATGGTATCTCACACTCGCACATTTTTTCAAATTCACTTAATTTTCTGACTTTTTGGTAGCATATCTGCGGACCATACTTTCCACATCTCACCCGTTTCCCACCATTTTCCCTTTCCCATCCGTCAATGCAGTTCTGCATGATGGAGTGAATTTCGTTGGACTCGAACCTTGTGGGCTTGCGGCCCTCGTTGCCCAGCGCCTGTTCATATAGCATTGCGACGCAAACGCGAGGTTCCGTTGTATGGTCTAGCCATTCTTGAATAATTCCCACTCTCACGTCCTCCTCCATAAATTCCTCCTGTTTGTCCTCTATATATCGCTGTAAATTCTTCGGAAGGATTAACTTAGGTGTTCTATCGGCCCTTTCAAAAAGCTCCATGGCTTCTCCCCAAGCGTTTGTAAAGTCTGACGCTACGGCCTGTGGATCATCAAACATGGATTTCAGGACGTGTTCTTTTCTCGTGACTATCGGAAGGAATCGTCTATTGCCTGTTCTATCAGTCAGGAAACGGTCATTGTTGGTTGTTCCGGCAAACACACACTCTCTTGGTCTCTGCTCTGTTCTGCGTCCATATGGAGGCCTGTACGTGTCCACTGTGGATGTTAAAAATGCTTTGATGCTCTCAACTTCTTTTGCTTTTTTAGTAGCCAGCAGTTCTGCCAGTTCCACCATCCACATACCGCGCAGCTTTTCCGGGGCTTTGTCGCCCTCGACTGTATTGAAGTTGTCGTTATACCATGCGTTATTGAGTGATAAAAGTCTCAGGAAGGTAGATTTTCCAATTCCCTGTGAGCCGTATAATACTGGCATGTAGTCAAACTTACATCCCGGATGGAACGCCCTGCTGATTGCACCTAACATAAACAGTTTCATACATTCCCTGGAATACTCTGTGTCTTCCACTCCCAGATATTCTGGAAGTAGTTTGTTGATATATCCGGTCTTTTTATTCCACTTATTCTTATGAATGTCAGTAAGCATATCAACAACAGGGTTGAATCTGTTTCTATTTGCCACGATATTAAGTGCTTCCATGATCTTCTCCAGACTCTTTAGCCCATATTTTGATTCAATGTACGATTTCAAATTGCTGTCATCACTGTTGCTCCATTCCCTATACATGTTTACATGTTCCCACGGGAGACTTCCGCAAACAAAGGGCGCGTATGATAACTCGTTATATTTGATATGTCCATACAAGTCAGGGTCGTACTCAATGGCTTCACACATATTCTTAATGCTCTGAATCATTGTTCCTTTTTCTGTAAAATCAAACTCCGGCTCCCTCCACCCTTGCGTTGCAACCCCATCTGAGTCAATGTGAATGGGCTTTCCTTTATCATATCTAGTCGCACTTGATACAATGACTTTGACTTCCTGTTCAGTTAATGGAGGCGAACAGGAACTTTCATTCTCAGCCATGGTAGCGGCGAACACTGATTGATCTGACGCTCCTTTCGCCTGCATCATACACGCAAAACGAAAAAGCATCTGATTTCTTTGTCCTGCTGCCACGATATTTGGCATGGTAAAAGCTGCGCCTCGTTTCTGATCGTCATGGTTCAGGAAGTATTCTACATTGTTATCGGCCTTTGCGATCTCAAATTCATCCGGTGAATATTCCCATTCATACCGATTGCCATTCTTATGTATTGATGGAGGAGCTACTACATACCCGCCATTTCCACGAATATCTACACCATCAATAATTCCGGCTCGGTTCTTTATTCTGCCATTTCCACGATAGTACAAATGGTATCCACCGCGTCCCGTGATAGCTGTCCATGTTTCTGGGAAATCTCCGTGTTCACGCTGCCAATCTTCAAGTGAATGGTACCCATCTATTCCGCGATCTTCATCAATGTCTAAATCAATTACAAATACATTCTGGCTAACTGAACCAGTCGCAAGACCTATGTTTGCATTTGGATATTTCTGCCACCAGGCTTTTATCTGAGCTGCGTCTGTAGTTGCATCCTTACATCCATTCCTGGTAAGCGGAACTTTATCGCGGTATTTTAACGGGAAGACAGCAAATCCTTTTTTAGCATATTCGATAGCCGCATCATACATACTCGGATATTCACTCATTGCTATCACCTGTGAGTTGAATCGAATTTACAACCATCAAACTCACCCCTTTCAAGTCTTTCTTTTAAATCTCTGTATAAAATTTCTTTTATCAGTCTTCCAGATGTTTCCTCTTTACAAAAAACCACATTCATGTTGTATCGGACCATCCATGCAACACTGGAAGCTAAAAACGCATTGGGATTGAATTTGCTTCGATATTTACCGTTCAAAAGGTTTTCCCAGCTCGAATTTTCACAGATGAGGTAAATCCTACACTGCTGATCTAATGCTCGTTCAAACTCTCTTTTGAATCTCTCACGCCCTCTGGTAAAGCATGCGGCTAACTCATCTAAATTCATTTTCCGTTCCACCACGCAGAATGGTTTAATGGTTTCACATGTGTCAAAAAGTGAACTACCATCTGGCAACACTGCATTATAGGTATAATCACCATAATCCAATGTTGCTCGACTATATGGAGCGGAAAAGGATTTATACCGCTTCTCCGCTCGTTCGGTCGCTTGTTCTCTGGAATCAATAAGAATCTGGAAAGACTTTAAGACTTCTTTTTGATCAAAAATATCCATTAGTTGAATGGCATCTCCTCATCTGCACCGTCTGGAACACTCATAAAATCATCTGAATTAGTGCGTGAAGAATTATTGCTACTTAAGATTTTGTCTTTTGGAAGTTTGTAATCACCGGAGCGAATTTTATCGACTTTACAGAAGGATGCCAGATTGGTAGCTCTTCCAATGCTTCCGTCATTCTTTTCGTATTCTCTTTCATTAAAAAGACCGCCGGCAATCTTACCTTTGAATTTCTGCTCATCCCAGTCAAAGTGGTATCCCGGATTGGATTCTTCAAGAGCTTCTGTAAATGTTTTAAAGCGTCTCTTTGTCCAGTTATCTTTCTCTGATCCGTCGTCATTCGGAATATTCAGAAGATAATTGCAGTGCCATTTCTTATCCTCGCTCTGCTGAGCTTTATATTCTTTTGCATAGAAGCCCGCATATTCGCCTTCTGCAATATCGCAACTGATTTTTACGTACTGGCCTACACTGTTGTTACAAACTTCGGCTCCAAGAATCTTTACAACATAGCCACCTTTTGGAAGCACTTCGTAATCTCCATAAGCCTGTGTTTTTTCATAATCTCCAAATCTTTTAATTGCCATGTTTTTTATCTCCTTTTAAATATTTGTTATAGTCATAGCACATAGAAATAGCTTCTTCTTTGCTTGAACATTTCCTGTACCCACGAATTGCTTTGTCATGGTATAATTGATGAATATAATACGATTCACATCTTATCCGATAGGCGTATCGGCCTATTAAAAATACATACCAGTTTTGTTCTCTCATCAAAACTCCTTCATAACTTCAATGACCTTCACAATATCATTCAGAATATATTCCTCTTCAAATGCTCCCAGTGGCGTTCTTGCAGTGTCATTATGAGAAGTGGTTGAAAAACAATAGGTATTCTCCTGCTTCATTGATCTGAGCAACCAGTTGAACTTACTGTCGATGTTGTTTTTCTCAGTCTTTCTTCCATTGGTTTTGATTCTGGTAAACTCATAGCCTGCGTCAGTCATTTCTGTTTGCGTGTGGAACAGCAGGATCACTGTCAGATCATCTCTGAGCTTTGACGGAATATCTACCAAGTCCCAGATGCTCGAGGCGAGGTCCATCCACTTGTCATAGCCTTTCTCTTTGCATCTCCTCATTTCGTCCGATACCATTAAGTTATTTACGGTATCAACAACGAAATAATGGATATGCGGTGCTTTTTCTGCAATGTTTAAAAGATATTTGACTATAGTCTGCGGAAAACTGGTCTTTACATAATTGTTCTTATCAGTGGAATACTGATCTCTCCACCCTTTCCAATTCAGACCTTTTCCATCGCAATCACAGTAATAAGTTTCTCCTGAATTGAGATTGCGAAGGGATGTACTTTTACCACTTCCGGGTTCACCCATGATTCCAATTAAGTTTGCCATAGCTCACACCTCCGCTTTGTCGTATACGATATGTTTGCTACCTTCTACAATCAGAAGACTTGCGATCTGGCGCATTGATAAAGTGCTTTCATTGTAAATTTCTGTCAAAGCATTATACGCTTCCCCGGTCACTTTTACCGCCATGTCTCGTTCTGACACTACTGCCTTTTTACGTGCCGGTATATGGATTTCAAATTCAGTCATTTTTGTTCCTCCTTATATGATTTCTGAGCCACTAAAAGCCCATTTAGAGCCTGTACGTAGCTTGCCAATGTTCTTGCCTTATATGATTCTTCAATGGGGTTATCCGGGACTGTGGCAAGCTGTATATCAATCAATCTCAGAACCTCATTAATCCTCTCATCCATGTTCACACCGCCTTGAAAAAGCAGTACAGGTTGTCTGAAGCGTCTCCAAACTTCTCTCCGTCGATATCTTCAGCCTTGTGGTACTCCACATGATCCAGAGACATATCACAGTTTTCATAATCCAGAATGTAATCACCTCTGGACTGAAGCTCTCTGAGCAGCTCATTAATACATCCTGCTATCTCCAGACTGGGAAGAAGTTTCATAATCGCTATCTGTTTACTCATTCGGACACTTCCCATCTATCAGAAGTTCCAACAAGAAAGCTTTGATTATTCTGAGACTTTCGCGGCTTGCATTCTCATAAAATGGGTTGAAAGATACGTTTTGGTACAAATCCCACTTAAACACGTCTTTTGGAAGGCAAACATCTTCTTTTCTTTTAAGCCCACATACTCTCATGCCATAAATCGAATAACTGAATTCGACATTTGCTGCCGGAACTTCGTTCACAACTCTTTTACAGAGTTCGTAAATTTCATCAATCTCTTTCTCAAACATCTTCTTATCCTCCTTATTTCCTACTGCCAGTCTGCTTTCATTTGGCGTACTGCCCATGCTGCCGAGATGCCAAAAAAGATGTTCAGCCAGATAGGCACATCAACATATTTCCCGGCAAGCATACAAACAGCAATCAGCGCATACTCTTTCATTTCATTTCTCCTATAATCCACGCAAGGTTGCTCGCTACCAGTGCGGCTGCGGTCACAATCCATGCAGTGAACCATTTTCTTGATTTCTTCTTACTTTTTTCGACAATTTCAGTCGCAAGCGCTACTTCGATATCAGTCCATGTTGGCTGATTTTCGTTTCTAATCTCGCTCATATCTAACTAATTTCTCCTTATTCGTAATTATTTGTCTTTACAATTAGCAGATAGAGAACTATAATGTATCTATCCACTAAGGTGCTTTAGTGGGTGTAAAGCTCCGGGGCGGAGATGTCGACTCCCTCCGGGGCACTATCACTTTAATGCTTCTTTTCCTCTCCAGATATATCCTGTCTCTTCCCAGAGCTTTCTTGGAGAGATAACAAATTCTATTCTGCCAGAACCTTTTCTGTCGTGAATCACTTTGTTCCCACGATACGCCGTGCCGATAGGTAGCCATCCATAGATGATTCCTGCTCTGACAGATGGTGTAGGAATGCCTGTCATTTTGCTCACGTCTGATACTGTCAAACGTTCATTTGAGAACTCTGGCATCTGTGGGATACCTGATATGATTCTTGCCACTTCTGCGGCAAACTGATGAACCTGTGCATTTTCTTTTATGTAAGTGTCAACTTCGCTCATATATTTACTCCTTTCATTATTGCTTCATTCTTACCACCCTAGCACTAAACGGATTAAAACTGTTGCCGCACTTGCCACAATTGCTGGAATCACATATTCCATAATTGGATGGCGTTTCATATTTTTCACCTCCTTGCTTTGCTTTTATCTCTTAATGCGATTTTTATTCAACCTATTGTATTTCCTTTTCCCTCTACCTATAATGCATTTACAGGCACCGACATGCCGAGTATAACGAAAGGGGAATTATATGGTTGAAACAATTACACGACTGTATCATTGCCACAAGATTCACAAACACGTGACTGTTTATGAAGAGTATGAGGTTTCTGATAGCGGTCGCCGCCTACTGCGGTGCTCATGTCCATATCATCAATACACGGAAATGAAGCCGCACTGTGATGGGTATAATGACCATGGTTTTCAATGTGGTTATGCAAAAAATCAATAACCAAACTCACTAACTCATCTGGTCGCTCACTTGGCGATAGGTAACAGTAAAGCCGTAGGTCACATTTGCAACAGTCTCCACCAGATTCTTTGCAGTGCTGGCTGACGGCTTTATTAAATTGTAATGCGTCCATTTATGCTCCTTTCTAATTCAATTTAATTGAAGTTATTTGGCACAAAAATAAAGTCCATAGGAATTCCAGAAAGCTCACTCATTTTTCTGAGCTGTGATAATGTCGGCTCTGTTTTTCCTTTTTCCCAATTAACTACAGTTGCATTGGAAATACCGAATATTTCAGCCCATTCTTTCTGATTGCATCCTGCGTTTACTCGAACAGCTTCTAATGAAATTTTTGGCATTTGCTCATCTCCTTTCTTAACTTCTGAGCTTATTATAATTCAACTGTATTGAATTGTCAACACCAAAATTCAAAATAATTGAATTAACTATTGAATTTTTTATAAATATGATGTACAATACAAAATGTAAGGAGGAAAAGAATCATGACGACCATGACAACTGAAGAGCAGAAAAAGATCTTCTCGAATAATCTTAATAAGTACATTTCAAGAAGTGGGAAACAGCAAAAGGAAATCGCTGAAGCCATTGGAACAAACGCATCTACATTTAATATGTGGTGCAAAGGCAATTCGATGCCGGGAACCGGAAAGATTAGAGCCTTAGCCGATTATTTCCGAATAAGAATGTCAGATTTGACAGATTTAAAAGAGAATCAAGACCCTGATATTGAATTTGGAGATGTAGTTACAAAAATCGAGCAGTCAGACCCTCGTTTCAAAAGAATAATTCTTGAATACGATAACCTGCCGCCCGATAAAAAAGATTTGTTATGTGATTTTTTTGAGAAGTTTATTTTCTAAAACACAAGGGTAGGAATCATTTTCCTGCCCTTTCTTCCTTATAAGCCCTTTTTACACACCCGTAAATAAATTTTATCATTGATTCACTATGTATTTTCTGTATCATCTCAATAATCTCTTTCTTATAATCCATAATAACCCTCCCTGTCATAACTACCACCTACACTACAGTATATGTTCGGCTGTGGGAAATAGAACCGAACATTAGTTCGTTTTGCTATTATACCATCTATTCCGACTCTTGGCAACTGCCAATGATATACATGAACTCTCACTATTTTATAGAAAAAAACATTTCTTTTTCATCTAAATCACTCTATTTCGTTCTAAATCTTTACAATATGCTCTTAAAATGATAAAATAAAAATACCACGAATAACCGTACTTTACATAATATTGCAAAATCAGCGGTACAAAATACATAATCCGCATAAAAAGTGCGAAGCGTGGCGAATAAAACTATTAGGAGGAGCAATTCTATGAGCAAGAAAAAAAAGTGGAAAACTTAAATGGGTAGTTTTAGCAGTCGTCGCCGTTGGTGTTATTGGTGCCGTTGGTGGAAATTCGGATTCAAGCACCACATCTTCTTCCGGCACATCCGCAAAGACAGAATCTGCAAAAGAAGTTGATACACCTGCGCCAATTGAATACACATCCGTATCGGTCAATGATATGATGTCTGATCTTGACAGTAATGCAATGGGTGCATCTGATAAATACAAAGGACAGTACTTAGAAATCACTGGTAGACTCGGGAACATTGATTCATCTGGAAAATATATCTCCCTCTATCCTGACGATGAATATGCGATAATCGGCGTTCAATGCCAGATTAAAAATGATGAGCAGCGTTCGAAAGTCGCATCAATGGCAAAAGGCGATACAGTCACACTAAAAGGAAAATGCACAACTGTCGGAGAAGTTCTCGGATATTCAGTCGATATTGAAGAAATAGAATAAAATAAAAACCGCCCCGGTATTGGCGTACCGAGACGGCGTTTATACATCTCCGGAGAGATGCTATATTCTGGCAAAACATATTGTATCATCTTCGGAGCAGTCGAACAAGACAGAAAATTTGTTCGGCTGTTATTTTTATACTCAAACAACCGTTTAAAGAAAAGAGGAATAAAATGTCGAAGAAAAGAAAAAAATATCCGAAACTGCCGAATAACTTTGGCTCCATCCGGTTCCTTGGCAAGAACCGAAGAAACTGTTTCGCAGTGCATCCACCAGCTACACCGGACGATACTGGCAAGCTAAAACGTCCGCCGGCGATCTGCTACGTGGATGACTGGATAAAAGGCTTTACTGTCCTGACAGCTTACAAAGCCGGCACGTATCAACCAGGCATGGAGCGGACTCTTGAGGTGTCTCCTACGACCGATATAGATACCCTTATAAGTCGCTTAATTGCCGACTACAATACAATCAAGGGTGTCGAAGGAAAACACCCAGAAATCAAGAAATTGACGTTCTCAGATGTATACGAGCAGTTTTATGCGTGGAAGTTCCCAGAGGGGACAAAACTGTCATACAGTTCAAAAGAAGCATACCGGACAGCTTATACAAACTGTACTGTTCTGCACAATCGCATATTCGAAGATTTAAAGGCTCCTGATATGCAAAAGGTTATTGATGATTGCAAGCTGAAAAAGCAAAGCCAGATGGCTATTTTAACTCTATTCAAGCAGATGTACAAATATGCAGTCTACTCAGAAATCGTAACGGAAAATAAGGCATTATACGTCCATGTCAACGCTGATAACGACACCGAACATGGAACGCCATTTTCTGATCAGGAGATGCAGGTGTTGTGGAATAATACCGACGATCCAGAAGTGCAGCTCATTCTTATTATGTGTTACTCTGGTTGGCGAATCGGGGAAGTGTTAAAACTCACAACCAACCTGGAAGAGAAATACTTCCAAGGTGGAATCAAAACAAAAGCCGGTAAAAACAGAATTGTTCCGATACATCCTGCCATATACCATTTTGCTGAACAGAAAGTGCTGGCACAAGATGGAAAACTATGTGTATATACTCAGCAACACCATAGAAAAGCTCTGTTCTATCCTACGCTTGAACGTCTTGGAATTGTTGGCGATCCGAAACACACGCCACACGACTGCCGCCATACTTTTTCCATGTTATGTGAAAAATACGGCGTCCGGGAGAACGACCGGAAGCGAATGCTGGGTCACTCTTTTGGTGGAGATGTTACAAACGCGGTATATGGACACAGGACGCTAGAAGAGCTCCGAACAGAGATTGAAAAGATAAAAGTCCCATTTGTGACTAACTGTGACTAACGGAATCTTATTTTATCAATTTTATTCATCACAATTCAGAACATAAAAACGCGTGAAACCCTTGTAAAATCAACATTCTCAGCGATTTTGCAAGGATTTCCCACATTTCATTTTCATTATTCTAATTTTATTGATTGTGACTAATAAATGAAATTTAGAAGAATGTGCAAATGCCTGTAAATACAGTATTTTGGGCACTATTATATTAGGAAACAATATTTTTGTTTGTGACTAACGTGTGACTAACGATAACAGTCTAAAACTTCCGAAGTGATGCTAAATATGTTTAAAGATAAAACTCCCGGGGTTAATTCCCCGGGACAATCATTTAGAAATTCCTGTGATTCTGGTGAATGTTCCTTTTGGAACAAATTCAAAAACAAACCCTTCTGTCGGATGCGGGATCCGGATGAAGTACCATTTCAACCCTGAACTGTCGGTTTCTGTGTACTTCATTACCTCTACAACTGCACCTTTTTTCAGTTTTGGGAACATCTTTGACGGGCTGTTTTTGTTTGATTTTGTATAACATTTTGTGTCTTTTTTAATCTGCGCAATGTAGGCTCTAGTGTTCTGCTTTTTGGCCGTATCTGAAACTGGTGTTGCATTCTTCACTAAGTTATAGTTTGGAGTGCAGAATTTTGTTCCGGGAAGGTTGCTGTTATAGTAACTTTTTTGGCATACACCACCGCCATTTGCGATAATTGCAGAGCTACTAGAAGTGTTTCCTTCGACTGTCCAGAACCGATCTCCTGATACCTTTATTACGATTCCAGTGTGTGTAAATGTGCCATTTCGATAAAAAATAACAATATCTCCAACTTTTGGATTGCTGTTCAAAGTAAACAAATCTGCCATTGTCGGGCAGTAAACGTATGGCCAGTGTTTTAAAAGCTTCTTTGCTGTGTCTAAGCCGAATGCTTTCATCATGCACCACGAAACAAACGCTGCGCACCATGGCTGTCCTTGGTAATCCGGTTTAATATCTCGCCAGTATTTTGTGTAATTATTTTCTCCGGCATTTGCTGTCTTACTATCAAGCTGACTATTACTTGCCTTTTCAAGATATCCGGTTTCATTCTTTGCGATCTGGATTAATTTATCAATTGCGTTCATGCCTGTTTCCTCGCTTTCTGGAAAATATGTCTTTAATGCGTTATAAACAAATCTCTGCCTGTCCTTATATGTTCCTACCTGATTCCCTGTGTCCGTCTGGCAGGCTGTATAGAGATTATCGAGCGTATATGGTTTCTGAGTCTTTGCCAAAATTCTCGTTACCGCCCCTTGTCCGCCTTGGTGCCTAAAGTTCACACACATAGCTTGCGCTCTAGCATCCGTAACGCCCTGCTTAAGGGCTTCGTCTGCGTAGGTGGCTAATTGTTCATCCATAAGGCTATCTTGGCATTTAACGCCTAAATCGGACGAAATAAGAGCAACTATAGCATCTGCGAGCTGTGATACCCTGGAAATATTAAAACATTCCCAGTTTGCGGTCTGGACCTGCTCCAAAAGTCTGACCTTGTCTATCTTCTCCCACTGTTCCGGGTCAGCATCGTAAATTCGTTCCAGAAGTGTTTTTGCTTCGATTCCGTACCACTGACCTGCCCCGATTGTAATTGCGTGTTCTTCAGAAGAATTGGTGTAAGCTTCTGTGAAGTCCGAATAATCCTGCTGTCCGTAAACCTGTCCACCGGTTTCGACTGCATAAATAATCTTTCTGAGAACTGCTTTTTGTTTATCTGTCATGTAAGAAACCTCCTAGATTTTGCTGTATATATTATGTTTTACTGTAGCAAGCTTGCTTTTTCTACCGTCCCATCCTCATTCAGCACATAACCGTCCTCTTTAAGTTTCTTAATCACCTTTGCGTTCCACAGCTCAGGAACATCCATCCATTTCTTTAATCCGTTGATAACTCTTTCTTCAAAGAATTTAACCATTATTCTCACCTCCAATTGTCGCAACTAATGTAGCCAGTTCATCAAGTGCCGAATCATGTGTTGATACAAGTTCAGCCAGACCATCAATCCCATCACCATTAATTAGAATCTTGCGATTAGATTCTGTATTAAGCATCTGCATGACAAAATCCAACTTTTCAGACATGTCATTCAGTCTGTTTGAAACTCTGTTAATTGCTTTGTAGATATTTGTAATTTCTTTTTTATCCATATGCACCTCCTGTTCTTAGCCATTCGGCTATAAATAATTCGTTAATTTGCTAGGATTTTAGATACATAAGCAAGGGGCAATGCCACCAGTGTTACTGGCACTGTCGGCGTTCACACCCCCGCCTCTGCCCACACCACAGAAGGAATCGCTGCCGCTAGAGTAAGGCGAACGTGTCCAATACTGGCCAGATACATAGGTACTACTATAACGTGGTTTCTTATATCTGTTTGCAGTCGCATTCTTAAAATACTGATATTGCTTTCCTTCGCCTGCGTAAGAATACGTTACACTGCCAAAAATTTCAATTTCAGACAGTAAAAACGCATAATCATTTGAGATTTTAATCGTACTGCTTCGACTTCCTGCAGATGTCAACTTCTCGACCTGCTTCATCATATTTTGAATATAAGTAGGCAAACATTTCTTGTACACATTATTGCACCACGTACGTCTTACACAGCCTTCCCAACCACCACTATTTGTACTTGAACCGTTTATATAACCACATTCATGTGATGCATTATAGGAGGCGTTATATTCTGTCGTAGTGTCTAAATACAACGTACGTTCTGTCTGAATTGTAATAGCAGCTTTAGTCTTGCCATTGATAGCAGTCACTAAGTCATCATGTTCGATTCCGATAATTACATAAATGTAATCATTCGCTTTGTGCGACTCACTTACGCCCGTTGCAGCCATTGCGTTGTGATGGATTGTTCTCTTGTCACCAACCGCCCAATAATCACCAATGTTGATTTTACCTGCGTAATGTGCTTCAATCATCTTTTCAATTTCCGCATCTGTTCCATCAGCAAATGCGACAATCTTTAAATCCTCTGGCTCTCCGAGGAGTCTGTTTCCTGCATCGTAGTTGTATACGCCATCGGTAGAATATGGGAACAGTGCGAAGTAATATTTCTTGCCATTTGTCAGCCCTGTGACTGTATATCCTGCGGTTTTGTATTTGTCACGAACTGTATTATCAACCACAAGCGTTCCGTCATCTGGGTTTGCAGGATAACCTGTTTTTTTCATTACAAGTTTTGTACCAGCCCATGTAGAGAATGTTGAACCATTGATTACTGTGTTTTCAGGGTCTTGCCACTTGATCGTGACAGATGCGTTTGCGTTCTCAATACTTGGATTGTTTACGGGTTTGGGAGTGACGGTTGTGCCACCGCCTTTTGCGTGGAGTGTTCCGTCTGCATCTATGAATGTTGTCTTGCCATCAGGTTTGACCTTACCAAGAGTTTCGGTTGTAGCAATCGGGACAGTCGCATCACTTCCTTTGTCTCCCTTAGGACCTTTGATGTTTACTGTTTCAGGATTGGCAACTCCATCAGCATTACTCCAGCTCAAATTTCCGTCGGTGTCTACGTCTGGCACGAATGTAGTGCCCTTGTCTCCTTTAGGCCCGGCATCTCCAGTCTCTCCCTTTTCTCCTTGTGGTCCAACATCTCCTTTTGCGCCTGTATCACCTTTCGGCCCGGTAATATTTACTGTCTGGGGGTTTTCAAGTCCTCCGTCATTACTCCAGCTTATATTTCCTTTGCTGTCTACAACAGGAGTAAATGTGATTCCTCGCGCGCCAGTATCTCCCTGCTCACCTTTTGGGCCAACTGGGCCTTGTTCACCTTGCGGCCCAGTATCGCCTTTTAGACCCTGCGCTCCTTGCTCTCCTTTTTCTCCTGGGTCTCCTTTTATGCCCTGCGGCCCTGGGTCACCCTTTGGCCCTTGCGGACCAACTGGTCCCTGTGGACCTTGCGGCCCTTGAATCTTGCCAGCATTGTTCCAATTCGTGCCGTCAAAAACCCACATTTCTCCATTTATTAAATACGCGTCGTTCTTCTCTGCACTCAGGGGGAGGTCTGCCTCAGATTCTTTTGTGCCAAGGATATTAAGAGATGTTCCATCATTTCCTTGCTCACCTTTTTCTCCTCGTGGACCCTGCGGACCCACTGGTCCGACATCTCCTTTATCACCTTTTGGACCCTGCGGCCCTTGAGGCCCTATAATATTTCCAACATTTTCACTATCGCCATCTGAAAATGTTATTGTCAAATTTCCATTTGTGTCGATACTAACCGCCGTGATAGAGATGCCCCTTAGCGATTCTTTCTGCTCAGGTGTCAGCGATTCAAATGCTACGGTGCCATCCACGCCCTTTTCTCCCGGGTCACCTTTATCTCCTTTTTCACCTTTTGGACCCTGTGGACCAGTAGGACCCTCTGCGCCTTTTTCTCCTCGCTCTCCTTTTTCACCTTTGGGTCCTTGTGGACCAACAAATTCTCCGGCATTAACCATCTCTGAAATATCCTCAATGGAACACAACCGTCTTACATCATTAGCTGCAAACGCAATGTATAAGGCTTTACCGGATGGAACGGACGGGTCATTACCAAGGATTGCAACAGGTTCCCCCGGGCGAATTTTTGACGTGTCAAAATCAGTGTACATGCCGCGCCGGAATTGTATAGTATATGTATCAGCCATATTAGACTTACCTCCTTATGAAAGGAAATTGTTTTTTATATAATTCTTTACAGAATCAAGATTTTTCTGTACATCGTCATCCATTACAAGGAAATTGCCTTTATTGTTCTGGCTGATGATACTTCCTGTGTTTTCGTCTACTTCTGAATAGGTGTAAGCAATGCGGCTTCCCTCTCCAGTACTAAGATTCATAAAACTTGTTAAAATTTTTTTCATGATATTTTCCCCATTTCGTCAATAATTTTTTCCCTGTTATTAAGAAGTTCTTTTTCATAATCTGGTTCTGATACTTCAAGGCTTTCACTGTAGTCTGGTTCTGGCATGTCTGTGTCTATTGCCCTGTCGTAGGCTGTTTCGCTTGCGTCAGCAAAACGCATGTGTTCATAGTCAGCCTGCCGCGCTTTGATTTCAAATGCAAATTTAAGCCCCGGAGTACCTTTTACAGTGAAATATGTCTGCTCTTTTTTATCTACCCAACAATCTCCATCTCCTTCCTTTTGTAAAAACACATAATATTCAATCCTTACATTGGTAGATTCTTGGAATATATCATCTATGTCTATCAGGCATGTGCCGTCTTCCGATACGGATGCTTCTCCGATGTCTCCGAACATGGGGGACGCCATTTCATAACAATAAAATGCCTGCGTACCATAGTTTTTTGTTGGAAGGATTCTTTTCTTTGTTCCTCGGACACTTAAATCTGCAAGGTCTGTTCCCGTTCCGATGCTATAGAAATGGCCACTGGCTTCTATATGTGTACCTGCTGTAACTTTTTTTGATGCCGAAACACTGTCTGCCGAAACGCTGCTCGCCGAAACGCTTTTATTAAACGAGGCTGAACTTGCATGTACGGTTCCTGTATAAAGATTGATTCCTCTAATACGCGTTCCATACAATGTCCCGTACCCCGGTACATATATTCCTGTATTCGTCTCTGAATAGATCTCTCCAGTTGAAGCATCTAGTATTACTTCTCCATACGTGCCACTTGCTGAAAGCTTTTTAATTCCAACTTTCCATCCTGCTAATTCGCCTGTGTTAATATAATCGGCATTCATGTACACATTGCCATTTGATAGATACAGGCCTTTATTGCTGCTGTTATCGCTTAGCACATTAATAATCTCTTGCTTGGACATTTTTCCTATGTCGAGATCACTGAGCACTTTATCTGTATAGCTGTTTGCACTTGATAGCGCTGTCGAAGCTTTGTCTTCCGCAACACTATATATTGTATCACCATTTGTTAATACAAATGTATCAGGTCTGAGCGTAACATTTCCGTAGTTATCAATCGCAAATGTTGATACTTCAGAACTGTTTGTAACGTTGATGTTCTTCAGATTAATCAAATCAGCTGAAATCTGTCCGGACTTAATATAGGAAGCATTTATATACAGATGTCCGTTCTGCATATAAATTCCCTCTTGCTTACCGTTATCCGTTAAAGCGTTAAAAACTCTTTCAAAATTGACAATTTTTTCAGCGTCCAGTTCCTGCCAAGCGCCAACAGTTCCAGAAAACATATATACCTGGCTTGTAGAGAAGTTCATGAAAATCGAGCCGTCATGTTTTTTATATTCTTCACTTTTCCACTCAGATGCCGGATAGTTCTGCAATGTTGGTACATACGTGCCATAATAGTTCGGGATAGTCACATTATTTTGAACTGTCCCATCCACAACATCCTTGGCGATCTGTTCAATAGTTCTACTTTTTAGCGTAAAGTTTTCAACTTCTAATGTGACAGTACCCGTGTCAGCATCTATTCTTAATGTCGTATTCCCGTTATTGTCTTTCGCTGTGAAGCCTCTTGTATTAATCCACTCTGATTGAATACCGATGGCATAGAGAATATTCAGAACGGCATCTCCATTACTATCAAAGCCGGCTTTCCATGTCTGACCCCCATCTACTGACAAAAAGAATCCATCGACACCTGTCTTATAAATTACTTTAGAATCAGCAAGTGTAGGTTTATCATGCCGGTACGTAATTACGGAATCATCTTCTTGTATTTCCTCTGTATAGAAGAAACCTAGCGTGTTTGCTGCAAGCTCGTTCATTTGTTTGAGCTTTACGTCATAGGCAGATAGTTTCTTTTCTATATCTTTTTTTGACTGCTCTACCGCTGTTTGCTGATCACCAATAAACTCGCTTGCATCTTCTTCAGCACTCTTTGCGCTACAACTCCATGATGTTGAACCGCCGAACACGAACTCTATATCTGTCACAAACGATCTAAAGACACGATTCTTTGTATCAATAAATTCAACTGGATCGCCAAAAGTGGCGTATCCGTTGGCAATTCCGTCACATGAGAAAGGACACATTCGCAAACCGATTAATTGATTTCCAATAGCTTCGACTCCTGCCTGTGCATTGCCCGACAATAGCTGATTGTCAATAGTAATCACATAGCCGTCCTGACCTGACATATATTCGGTCTCATCTTCTACATATTTGACACCTGTTACAATAACATCGTCTACGTCATATTGTAGATTCTGAATTGAAAATAACGCGTGATAATCGTTATTGCTTAACGTACCACCATCAATCACAGTCCCCATTGTCCATGGATTAAGCGTGCCGCCATCCAGATCATCACCATTTGTCCAGTTCTTTACTGCTCCACCATCGTAAATAGTCGTATTGGTAAATGTCTTATCAAACGTAATAATCCTGAGTAAGTCATTTTCGTCGATTCTTGCATTTCCACCGGCTATCCCGGCACACATTCCGATTACTGTACGGTATGTCGCATTAGATGGCGCTTTCCGAATCTGAAAGTCCGCATTTGGAAACATTGCATCTCCAAGAGTGATTCCACATTGCTGGCAGCATTCTGAGAGCAGTTCCTTGACTGTACAAGGAAAAGACAGGTTAGAATCATATGTCTTATCAGCATTGTGCATTTTATCTAAGAGAGAAAGACTTATTTCGCTCGCCGTTGCAGGCTTTTTCGACACAATGTAAGTACCTCTCTTTATAGCTTCTATCCTGTCGGATAACTGCACATTGAGAAAGATAACAAACCTTGCGGCGTTAAAATTATATCCGTCAAAGCGCCCGTCATCATTTACCAATGATAAACTTGCCGTTTTTTCTATTGCTACACCCACCGGGAAGTCCCCAGAGTCTGCTGAATCTACGAGACTATTTCCAGACAGATAAAAGTCTTTTTTGCCTAGCTTAAGAGTTGTACCATTTGACAATGTAACATTTGCTGTCACGTAATAATTTCTGTTTGTAAGAGATTCTTTCTTCAACTGAGTAGATACATTTATCAAATCGGCTCAATCCTCCTTACATTAATAGACAAATCCGTCCACTTTTCTTCCCCGTCTTTCAAAGTTTGCGCAGCCATATTAAAATTTGATGCGTAGAATGTTCTGTCTATCCATCTTCCCGGAACAGTTGGGTCTTTGTGGTGGAATGTAAATTGGCTCTTGTTAAGTACAGTATTTAGTATGGTTGCTATTTCAGCCCATGTAAGCTCGCCCCATTGCATGTCATACCCACCAATTGTTCCCATTGGTGTATTGTGCATAATCAAATCCTGACTTCTTTTAGAATCTTCCGTAGAAGTGGTTGCGAACACCGGCTTGTAGCTGTCCGGTGCTCTTATAACAACGTTGTCTATTTTAAATTGTTCCTGCGGCATATTCTTCTCCTTACGCTAACTCAAATGGGTTCTTCCCATTCCGGTTTCTTCTCATTTCAGCTTCACTGATAATAATATCTAACAGTTTTCTGCCAGATGCATTAACTGTAACATTGTAGGTATTTCCATCTCCCTGCCCTTTTCCTGACTCTTCCCGGACGATCTGCCGTAATAGGCTTTCCGGTGCTTCCAGGTTATTTCCTTTCTTCTGGTCACCTAATACCGCAAGGAATTCTGACCTTGGCGGAATAACTGCGCCACTGGCCAGATATGGGATAGTTCCGATACGTGGAAATGTCGCATGAAATCCAATAGTCTTTGAACCAAACGGTGTTGGAACAGTCCAGGGTCCAAAGGAAAATGCAGATTCAATTCCACCAATTGCATTATTAATCATTCCAACTGCATTATTAACAATGCTGATTGCTTGATTGATCGGAGCTTTAATAAAATCCACAATGCCTTCAAACGCAGATCTGACTGCATCTCTGGCGGCATTAAACTTATTAGTGATAGCATTTTTTATCGCTTCTACTTTATTAGATACGAACGTAGCTACGTTTTCCCATGTTTTTGATGTCTTGTTCTTTACGCTGTCCCATACGCCTACAACTTTAGTTTTAATTGCATTAAATACTGTGCTGGCTGTGGATTTAAGAGAGTTCCAAAGGCCAGAAAGTGTCTTTTTGATTGCATTCCAAGTAGTAGATGTTGATGTTTTAATAATATTCCAAACATTAGCTATCTTTTCTTTCAAATTGCTTAATGTACGTGTTGCTGATTCTGACAATTCACGAGTCTTTTCAACAACCCAGTCTTTTAATTTTGTTGCTGCCGCGCATATTTCATCCCAGTTTTTGTACAGCAAAACTCCGATTGCTATAGCAGCACCGACTGCGATCGCGAAAATCCCGCCAGTACCGATTGCTGTCGCAATGGCCTTGATTCCACCCATGATTCCGCCAGTACCAGTCATTAACGCGATAAGTCCTTTTACGGCTGTAGCTATTCCAGATGCACTTTTGATAACTCCCGATGCTAATTCTGCAATCTTTGCTGCCGCGAACGCTCCGATTAGGGCTGCGCCGAACGCTTCAACAATCGACTGATGATCAGCAAGAAAAGTTGCTACTTTTGCGACTAAATTAATCACTGTCGGAAGTCCTACCTCAATAACCCATTTCAACATCGGAAGAACGATGTTATTGTAAATCCATTCAAGAACATTTCCAATGGATTCCAGAATTGGTGCAAATGCACTTGTCAGATTACTGATAGATTCTAACAGCGGATAGAAATCTAAGTTTGCCGCCCACGTTGCCGTATCTGCGGCAATCCTCTCAATGAACTGCATAACCACCACAAGAGCATCTGCGATGTTCTGTATAATCTGCGTTCCGACATTGTTCTTATTCCACGCGTCGGCAAAACCGGATGCAATATTCCCAATAGTTTTAAGCACGTTCTGAGCAATCCTTAGCATGGTTGTAAGCATTGTCGTACCTGTACCGTTTGTCCAGACTTCCATGAGACTCCTGCCTACACTCTTAGCAAGCTTCGCAATTCCAGATAGAGCAATCTGTGCCGCATCAATAGTATTCTTGCCCTCTTTTTTCCAAGCGTCCTGAAATGGCTTCCAGAGCTTTTTAAGGAGCTTCGCGAGTTTTTCAGCTGATTTGCTAATTTTGTCAAGGACTGTCTCACCCTCTGCCATTTTTCCGTAATCAACATTTTGTACAGCATCTTTCATCTGATCTGCAAGTCCGCCGGTTGCGCCCGGTACTTTTGACGATGAATCCGCACTTTTATCCGTTGAGTAATTATTTATTTCGTCGAGAGGACTAAGATATCCTTTTGCCGCCTTAGTAGCTTTCTTGGTTGCGTCCGCTGTATCATTTGTTGCATCTGCCAGCTTTTCGGCATTGTCGGCAGCATTTCCATATTGGTCTGCCGTATCAGCTATTGCATCTGTTCCGACAAGACCTGCACCACTTGTGCCTGTCTGGCCAGATGATTTCTTTCCGGTGATTAATTCCGTAAATGACTTGAAGGCATTTGCCAGAGTTGCTAACTTACCGAGCAAGATATTAATAACTCTCAAAACGGGAGTGAAGAGATTGATTAATCCCTGTCCGACTGTTGCCTTGAGAGATTGCAACTGTAACTGCATCACTCTGACCTGGTTCGCCCAACTGTCAGATGTTCGGATAAAGTCACCAGATGCAGCCGATAACTGTTTCTGTACAAAAGCCAGGCGGAGAGCAACTTTCTCCTGTTCGGTCATAGCAGATGTGGTTTTGCCGTAGCCATTTGCAAGTGCATACTGGTCAAGTGCGCTTTGTGTCATAACGACCCTTTATACCCTCGGTTTCCCGATATTTATTAGGGGAGTAGACTATCTCTTCATCCAAATAGGATGCATGGCACTTCGGAATAGGGAATTTCACCCTAAACCTACTTCCTTACGGAATAGTCGTTACACTTTCATCAAAAAAGAGCCTCTTATTGAGACTCTTCGATGCTTAGCACGGTATTGCCATGATTATTTAAATTTCCATTTGAATCCATATGCAGTACGATGTCTGTGAACATTATTGCATACTTTAGATATTAAGCCTTGGTCATATCCTGTTTCTCTACAAAGGAAGTTCATCCCCTCCCATTCTCTAATTACATTTCCATCTAAATCACATTGTAGAACCGCTCTTTGCTGAGTTTTTCTTAATCGTTCTACTCTCGTTCCATAAGCATTGTTTTCTTGAACAGTACACCATTCAAGATTTTCAACGCAATTATTCTGCTTGTTTTCGTCAATGTGATTAATAGAATTGCAACCGTCCGGCTTTTCAAGAAAAGCATTTGCAACCAATTTATGAATTGTAATTGTTTTCTTTTTGCCGTCTTTATGCAAAGAGACTATTGGATAACCGTAAGTATCAAGCGCAGGAGAATAAATTTTCTCTGGTACTTTTCTTGTATACCATTTTGCCTTGCATCTACGCTCAAGACTTTTTATTCTTCCCAGATTGCTTACTTGATACAGACCTTCGTAGCCGTTAATATCTTTCCAAATTTCTTCACTCATGGAAATCACCTCCTATAAATATTATATCATATAGGTGTCATAACCACAAGTTTTTTAAATAATTTTAGGCTTTTACCGTTAGCATTGCTCATAAAGCAACACACCGAAGATTTCTTCGTTCACCATGTTATTCAATACACATTGCTGTGTAAGGGAGCTAATTGTTAACCCAAGTCTTTAAGTGTTTCCGTTTCTCCTGTAAAAACTGACTTCAGTTTTATATAAGCCAAGTCCTGACTAATGTTGTAAAATGATGCCACATCACCAGTTAGCTGTGTCAGAGCCGTTGACATATCATAAGCCTGCTGTTCTGAAAATCCGAACGACTTAGACATTGCTCCGAATGTACCAACATATTGTTTCGCCATCGTTTCTGACAGTCCGGCTGAGGTCATGGCGTTCTTCGCAAATTCGTTTACCTTATCAGACATGGTTGTAAATGTAACATCAACCACGTTCTGCACTTCTGCCAGATTAGAGCCAAGTTCTACGCACTCTTTCCCAAACTGGGCCAGTTTCCCAATTGCGAATGCTCCGCCAATCAGTATGCCTATTTTTTTTACTACGCTGCCAAGTCCGTTAAAAGACTGTCTGATTGCTGATACACCGTTTTGCACGCCTGATGTGTCCATTCTGGTATCAATAATGACTGAGCCATCAGCAGCCATGCGTCCACCTCCTAACTATTTGAGGTTCAACATCTCATTCAGCGCATTCTTGTACGCTTGCTCTTCTTCGCTGAGACGTGTTTTTATATCAATAATGTTCTTGTTTTCCTGATAGAATTTCTTTTCCCATTTATCGAGCTTTTCACCCTTTGCTTTTTTTGAACGGATTCCAACGACCGTGTTGAACAAGCACTCGCCAGACTCCATAAAGTATCCGAAAAACGTCCACCAGTGCATATAAGGCACTGCTCTGATTTCTTTGCCGGCAACCTTGTTTACCGCCGGAACGATCATATCTCCGTCCTGCTCCCAGTCCATCAAGCGGGGTTTTGGCTTATTCGGACTATCATCAATTTGACCGCAGTCGATAAACTCGCAAGCTTTCTGACAAGCTTCTGTAAGATGTTCTGGGGGTATACTTTGCCAGTCCTCAAATAGAATCTGTAACATAACAATAGCTTTCGCTTGTTCGTCTAATTCTGGGTCGTTCATGGCAACCAGAATATCAATAATTACTCGAAAATCTGTCCTGATAGAAAAATCCACCCCACTGATATTTAGTGAGGTGGGCAACTCATAGGCAGTCATTTTGCATACTTCTCCGTGTACCTATTGACCACTTCCTGCATTTTTTTCTTTCTCTTTTCAATTTCCGGAGTAAGTGCTTCATTGATTTTGTCCAGAACGATATAGGCAAACACCTGACCATTTCCAAAAACAGTTGTTGCGGTAATTGGTTCTTTGAATAAATCCTTAGATGCTTCGTATCCGAGCATATAATTGATTTTGTCCTCAATCTGCTTATTAATCTCCGCCATCTCTTTGCTGGAAGAAACATTTTTAACAGATTCCCGAGCCTGTTCAAAGAAAGTTTCCAATTCTTCCGCTCTTGCCGCAATGTTGATGTCGGTAGGATTCAGTTTGAATGAAGAGAACACTTCACCCTGCTTGTTCGTGAATGTGAAAAGAAGAAATCCATCATCAATGTTTGTATTAATTGTTTTTGCCATTTTCTATGCCCTCCTAAAAAAATTATTCGCTGTCAGCTGTAAATGTGCCGGAACTGATATCAAATTTTCCTTTTACTCGTTCGCCGGTATAATTGACGGTAAACGGAATCTGATAGCCAGATGTATCACCGCCGTAGGAGGTCGGCACAACGTAGCAGTCCTGCTGATATGCTTCATACTTGCCTGCTGTAGCTTCCGTCCAGAGATGGACCTCAACTGCTTTTGTTTTGAGATTATCGTCTTTGTATCTGTTGTCTACGATCTTCTGCAATGCTGTGAACAGATCAGAAGTAGTGTCTGCATAGAATGGATCAGCGTCAGAAGAAACTTCGTAGCCGTTATGTTTGAATGTGGATTCTCCAAGAATGTTTTTAGAGGTTTCGGTGTCTGGATTGAGTTCAACATTGTACTCTTCCAGATCTTTTCCAAGACGTTCATACTTCGGTGTCAGTCCTCCGCAGAGGGAGCCTGCGTCGATATAATGAGCCATATATTTACG